TCTAAGGGATTTGCGCCTTATTGTTTTAAGTGGTGTCAATTAGCACTAATATATCAAGGAGTATTAGTGCAGTTTTTACTCCCGCCCTTCGGTTGGGTTCGTAAAAAAGCCCCTTCTAAACAAGTTTAGAGGGGCATTTTTTCCGTTGTTTTAGTTTTCCAACGGTTGGGTAGGGGGTAGAATAGGGGGCTCTATAATCGCCTTATTTTGCCGTTTTTGGGCAATTTTAGATTTTATTTCATCTAATTCAGCTTTAGCAGATTTTAACAATTCTTGTTTTTCTGTTAAATCTAAAGTACGAGGGTCAGGTAAAGGGTTAAGTTCGTCGTCATCCTCCCAAATAGGAGTTTTAACATCAAGTGGTAAACCACGGGCATAACGATCAAGAATTTGACGCATAGTTAAAGATTGATCGGGAACGGTTTCAGAAGGCATAGTAAATACCTTGTAATTTTTAGGGAATGAATCCCTATTAAGATAATTTTTGATTAAAATCATTTTTTAAAGTTTTTGAGAGTTATCAATTTTTTTCATTTTACGGTTACCGTTAAAATATACTTCTTCTTTAAAAGATTGAAGTTTGTCGCCATGTTCGGCTATTTCTTTGTCCTTCAATAAATCGCTTTTCTTCTTCCAATGAAAGCTGATTTTTTCCTTCTCGAATTCGTCGTATATCTTCTGCTTGTAGTAACGAGGTAACGGAGCTTTTTTGCCGTCCTTTAACGGTACATAAATCCGTTCTTCGGTTTTGTTTTTGTGCCATTTTAACATTTTTTCGGTTAAATAATTAGAACCCAAACCTTTAGACATTAAAGCAAATTCTTTTAATCTATCATCATTTTTATGCATAGGAATTTGAGATTCCTTGCATATATACTTCAATGTATAACCGATTGAAGCTTCAGTAATAGTACCAATATGAATTTGTCCTAAAGGTTTTAAATCAATAGACCAGGATCGTTCGAAATGTTCCAGATTAGCGTTGAATATAACTATATGGTAATGGGGGCGTTTTGTTTGTCCTCCATATTCGCCAACGGCGTAGTATTTCAACGGGGTTGTATTTTTTCCATGCCATTTTCGTAGACGTTTAAAAAATTTTTGTAAATCAATTTTGTTTAAAGTCATGAATCCATTATCAGAGATAGGAACGGAATCAGTATTATAAGTCAGTGTAAGAAAATGAGCAGATATAGAACGCTCACCTTCTTTAATTAATCTGACTGACCAGGAAGAAGTGCGGCGGCGTTTGCAGTTATAACACTTGCCACAAGGTACTTGATGACCGCCGTTTTCTTCTGATAATGTAAATGGGTTCATACAAATAGTTGACATTAGAACATAGGAGTACCGAATTTCGGCATAGGTCTAACTGCTTTAATTTTATTATAAACATGACAATATAAATTGTCAGTTTCATCCTGAACAGCAAATACCCTTTCAACGTCATCAGGGGTACATTCAATAAATTCTTGGGATAAAGTAGGTTCAGAAGCAAATATTCTACCTAAATGCCAAAAATCTAAAGTTGTTCGGAAATCACCTGCAACACGAGAAGGATTATATTTGTATTCGGCGTAACGAGGAGTGTATCCAAAAGTATTTTCGGCATTCACAGTGTAAGCATAAAGTTCTTGGACTTGAACAGGTTGCTCACCAATATTTGCAAATGATGGCCAAAAATAATCAAGAGGGTCAGCTTTTAAATAAGTTTTTGGAATACCTTGTTGGTAAGCAGTTTTGGGCATGACAGACATAATTCCAATGATATAACCATGTTCTTCAACATTATATGAGCCGTATTGACCAGAAGATACAGAAATACCATGACCAGCCATATTACCCTGTGGTAATTGTCCATCGGTACCAGTTGTGTTAAGTACTTCAGAAATAATTACAGGAGATTTTACACCAGTAATGTATTCTGGACGTTGTAAGCGTTTATCGGATGAACGAACACCGAAATGAGTAAGGATATTTTCTATATAACGAGTACCACCACGAGCATTTTTTTCTAACCATTCTTGTAGTCTAAACGCTCGTCTTAAATCATTAATAGTAGTGGGTTCAACTTCTACATTATCAAAAGACGTGAATAGTTGGTCGGCTCCAACACCAGCGATAGAAGCAGTGTTATTATCAACAGCAATATCATAAGGTGTACCATCCAAAGTAGTACCAGCATTAGCATTATTTACAAATACTTCGCCTTCGCCTGAAACAGTACCAAGAGGAATATCAACAGCAGCACCTTTTTGAGCAAAAGGTAAAGAAGCTGTAAAGTAATCGTGTTCCCAAGCACGTTTTCGAAGTGATAATAATCTAACTAAATCAGCACCAGAAAGTAAATTATTTCCGTCGGCTAAAGTATAATCTACCTCAGGTATAAGATTCTGGTCACGATAATATTCGTTATAGATTGCTTGATAGGCAGCAAAAGGAAGGGCATTGATTTGGGCAGCATTTGTAGTACTGTTAGGAGGAACACCCATATAATCCATGAAACGAGCATATTCAGAGGTAGCACTCATAACAGCAGTTCCATTAATAACGTATGGAGCAACAAGACCGCTATTAGCATCAGTAATAAATTTCTCCCAATTAGGCCATAAAATACGGTTAGGTACAAAGAAATAATGCATGGTAACATCCATACGATGCATAACGGGAGATACGAGAGGAGCGAAACGAATAAGAGATTCACATGAAATATTGAATTTATCACCAGGAATACATTCTTGAACAAGAATTGGTGTAAGATTTCCCATTTTTGCAGAAAGTTTGACATCATGTGAAAGGTCAAACACATTGCGTTTGGGTTTCATTAATTGAATAGAGTTGAACAGATTCTTCATTTTTTAAATTTTAAGGTTTTTTAATGTTGGATTTGTTCCCTTTGCAAAGGGTGAAAATCCTCCCCATTTAAGGGGAGGTACTTTGCATCGGGTTACTGTTGCTTCCCAGCAGAGCAGTATGATTAAAGGCGGATACCGCCACGAGAAACGTAGTATTTGCGGAGTTTTTTTGACCGCTTTCCACGCTTAGAGGACTTGCGTCCATAACTTCTTCTTCGCATAGTTTTTGTTTTAAAGGTTAATTAATATTATTTACCAAAGATTAAACGCAGTAATTGAGCAGCAGTAGAACCAACAACACCAAAAGATTGAATTTTTTGTTGTATTTCGTTTTGATATTGTTCTGTTTTTACTTTTTCACCTAATAAAGCGTTTTGGGTTATTAAATTTTGTATCATTTGTGATACTTGGGCCTTACGTTCTATGCTAAGATTTGTATTAGCAATAATATTTTGAGCTTGTTGTTTTTGTAGCCGAATTTGGCCTTGCGTTTTTGTTATTTCTTCTTCAGTTTTACGGTATTGAGAACCTTTAAGAAGGTTTGATACATTCATACCTTCCATTTTATAGCCATAAGTGTCACGAAGAAATTCAGTGTTAAGATTTCGCCAATCAGTGTCAGAATTTGTTTTAACGGCTTGGGCATCAAGAAGTTTACCTTGTTTTTGCATATTCTCCATTTGTATTTTCATTAATGGAATTTGCATAAGATTATTATCCATTTGAGGAGCAACATATTTAGGAGTATCAGCAGAAGAAGAACGGACAGATGGGGCAGTTGTTTGTTGACCATAAATAAGATGAGGGGATAAACCAGCCTCCTTATAACGAGCCATTTGAGATTTTGGGGAATTGTATTGATTTTGCATGTTCCAATCTGCAAGAGCATCAGTACGTTGACGGTTATAAAATTCTAAAGCATTTTTTTTGTTAGCAGAATTGGTTAATAATGATGATACGGTGTTAACTAAATTTGAACCGGTGTTAATGATAGCAGATAATGTGATAGGATCCATAAGTTTGTTTTTAAAGTTTTTAATTAGCGCAACGATTACGGTCGTTCCTCGTAAACGAGCTTAGAACTACTAATTTAGTAGTTTTTTTTGTTTTTTGTTTTTATTGACACCTTTTTTTTAAAACGGCGCTGGGGCGACCGCCCCTGATGCCCGTTTGGTCGTTTGTTCGTTCCACTTCGTTACACTCATTACTCCCTTACGGTCATTTTGGGCGGTGCGCCTTCTAAGGGATTTGCGCCTTATTGTTTTAAGTGGTGTCAATTAGCACTAATATATCAAGGTGTATTAGTGCAGTTTTTACTCCCGCCCTTTGGTTGGGTTCGTAAAAAAGCCCCTTCTAAACGAGTTTAGAGGGGCATTTTTTCCGTTGTTTTAGTTTTCCAACGGTTGGGTAGGGGGGAGAATAGGAGGCTCTACAATAGCCGTTTTTTTGCGTTTATCAGCCATTTTGTTTTTAATGGCATTTAATTCGTCTTTGGCTTTTTTAAGCATTTCAGCTTTTTCGGTTAAATCCAAAGTACGAACGTCAGGTAAAGGATTCAGTTCGTCATCTTCTTCCCAAATTGGGGTTTTTACGTCAAGAGGTAAACCACGAGCATAACGGTCAAGAATTTGACGCATTGATAAAGACTGGTCGGGTACAGTTTCGGAAGGCATTGAGAATGACTTGTAATTTTTTGGAAACTGTGATGCATTAAGAGAATTTTTAATACGCATGATTAAAGTTTTTGAGAGTTATCAATTTTTTTCATTTTACGATTACCGTTAAAATATACTTCTTCTTTAAAAGATTGAAGTTTGTCGCCATGTTCGGAAATTTCTTTGTCCTTCAATAAATCGCTTTTCTTCTTCCAATGAAAGCTGATTTTTTCCTTCTCTAATTCGTCGTATATCTTCTGCTTGTAGTAACGCGGTAATGGTGCTTTTTTGCCGTCCTTTAGAGGTACATAAATTCTTTCCTCTGGCTTGTTTTTGTGCCATGTTAACATTTTTTCGGTTAAATAATTAGAACCTAAACCTTTAGACATTAAAGCAAATTCTT